CTCATCTTCATCCTCATCCTCATCTTCATCCTCATCCTCATCTTCATCCTCATCCTCATCTTCATCCTCATCCTCATCATCTTCATCTTCTGGTACCGGAGCAATAGCCTCTAACTCTTCCCCACTAACATGAATCGAAGCAATGATAGAACTACCATCTGCAAAAACGATTCTAACTGCACCCGAGGATAATTCTATTACCTCTGAAATTTCCTTACCCAACAAAGGGTTTTTCTTCTTTCTACCCATAACTTTAATATTAAATTTAATTGTTTTAGATTTTGAAATAGTTAACCTTAATTAATAAAATCAAGTTTTATGAAAGATATTTAAACACTATAGAAGTTTCTCTCTCATCCTCACTATCCATAAGGGTACCTTTTACAATATCCTTTTGCTTCTCATTGTAAGAAGATAGCTCAGATGAGATTTTAGGTACCTCATTAGTAGTAAAACCATTAGGTAATTCATCATGTCCCACAAATTCCTTTTTATCCTCTTGTAATTCTAAGGATATTTGGCCTTGGTTATCTCTTTTTAGAATAACCGGAATCTTAAATTTTGAAATTTTTGCATCCATTTTATTTGAGTTTATTTTTCCTTTGTTTTCTTCTTTGAATAGTTCTCCAAGTTTTTCTTTTTTGCTTATGAACCCTTTCCGCAGGGTAATCATACTTTAAAGCCCTTATATATCCATTCTTTACTATACCATCTGGGCCTACTTTTGATTTCCTACTCCTAAACGGAATATTATGCCTAATAGCATCTATACCCTTAATTACTGGGTAATTCTTTAAATCAAATTTTAAGTATTTCTCTACTACAGTTAAAGCCTCATCTTCAGTTTCAAATTCATTTTTAAACAGTTCGGGTTTATCCATAACCCTAAAATCAACTACATAATAAGATTCTGGCTCTACTTTATTAAGTATATCATTTACGGTAACCATCTAAAGCTCTTTTCATCCAAATTTTAACCGATTTGTCTTTAGCATCACTATATTTCTTTAAAACCTTATTAAATAGTTGTGAGCTAAATTTCTTTGAAATCTCTTTATTTGTGTACTTATCTCCATATTTTTCAATAAGAGATTTGGCTAAGCTATACGTATATTCTTTTTTAGTTCCCTTAAAGATTCCCAGCCCATTTCTTTCTTTTTTAGTTCTTTTCTTTTTAGGAACTCCAGCCTTTTTTAAGGCTTTTGTTTTTACCTGGGGATTCTGTTCATCATCTAAATTAGAGAATTTCCTAAATTGCCTAATTGGGTCATTTTCCTCATAACCTCTTCCTTCTAATTTTCCATCCACCCAAATATCAAAATCTTCTAATAGGTCCCTGTTGGAATCTTTGTCATAGTTTTTGATAAGCCATGAGGCTAATTTCCCGAAGTCCCATTCAACTACATCGGTAAAGTCTAATCCTCTCATAATACAAGAGGCTTGTAGTTCAACTACTCTCATGTTTCCAATCTTATCATAGATAGATTGAGATTTAGCTTTTTTAGAATCGTGTTTCTTTGCCATTGGAATATTGATTATTTGATTTATCCAAATATAGATATAATTTTTCTATTTATCTAAACCTAAATCTATATTTTTTCTTCGTTTTCTTCTTGGGTTATTGGAATCCCTATCCTTGGGGTTTAAATAGTTTAAATCCATATCCTTTAAAGCTGATTCTAAGAATTTACGTGAAGCTATTCTTTTTCTAATCATATTGTGATTAATAGCTCTTCTAGTTATTAGTCTATATTTAGGCCAAAACTTCTGACCTTCCTTACAACTTTTTTTCTGGTTAATGTCATAATTATATATTAAATTATATAGGTTTTGGGCATGTTCCATATTTGTAAATATAAAGAAACCTATTTTTGAAAGTTCTTTTATAATATCGTTATCATTTCTTATAGGTAATATAGATTCTTCGGGTATTATAAACCTTGAAAATATAGGTACAAATAGTTCTTTTGAATTATTGGACTTGGCCTCAAATTTATACCTCTCCACTATCTTCTCAACAGTAAAGGTATTCATTGAGGTTAAATGTTTTATATTATTTTTATCGTTGTTTTTGTTTCTTCTTTTGAATGCTGAAGGTTCTTGAATATCAGAAGGTAATATTCTATAATTGTTCCATCTATCGAAATCAAGTATAACATTTGCTAAGTTCTTATCAACTGCACTCTTTGAGTTCACTAGCTTCTCTATTTCCTTTGAAATAAGCTCTTCCCTCATGGATTTGATATTGAAAATTGTATCATCTAAATCCTCTACTATTTCTTTGGGCTTTAATCTCTTCTCTATAGTAGCCCTAAAATATTTTCTTACTCTAATGTCCATTTTAATGTAAGGAGGTATTAAGGTTTCATAAAACTCATAGTGTTCAGTAAATAACTGAAGAAATTTTTTACCTCTAGCCTCTATCTCTAAAAACTTATAATGGGATTTGTTCATTATTTCACCTGCTTCCCATGTAGACTTATTATGGCCATATTTTAAGGTAACAGCTAATTGCTCATCTTCACTTAATAACTTCCAGGCTTTATCATTAATATTACTCATCTCTCATTAGGTTACTTATATTACCTGACTTCTCTTTAAACTCTTCCAATGACTGTTCTTTCATTGGAGTGTTCATATAATTAGATTGGTACATTGTAAAAAATATATTTTCAAAAGATACAGTTACCCTGCTTATATTATTTGATACCAATAACCTAACCTCTACTTTTTTAGCTTTGGAATGTATTTTTACAACCTCTGCTTCTAAATCATCAAATGGATACCCTTTTAATATAACCACTTTACCTGGATATAAATTATCTACATCTTTCTTAGTAAATATGGATTTATAACCCTGCATTCTTTTAACTAATAACAATTCAGATTGGCTAACTATGGATATACCCTTAGGGTTGTAAAGATATGATTTATTACCTTTTTTAAATTCACCCCTATTCTCTCTAGCTCTATCAAATACCCATGAATATATACAAGATATATCCTCTTTCATGGCATCCAAAAAATGGGGATTTGTTATAAAATATTTGGGAACTCTAAAAAAACCGTAATTAAATAAAAAAGGTACATCTTCAAAATACTCATTACCTTTATACCTCTTCTTTAATACCCTTATAATAGGTATAAAAGTTCTTACTCCCAAATACTTTTTATGCTTTCTTATATCAGCATTTAATTTGTTAAGATACTTAGAAGATATATAGGCACATATCCAAACTATCGGTTCTTTTGCCATCTCTTTTTTAGGTTTTTCATTAAAACTTTTTCAACTCTCTTCCAATTTAACTTCTCTAGTTCTTCTGTGTTAGTTATTAATAGGTTTCCTCCTTCGGGGTTATGAACTAAAAACCTTCTACCCCTTATTCTAAGGCCTTTATCTTTTAATAACCTGTAGTCTTTGTAAAGCATCACAATAAAGAAGAAGTCAGCGGGAAGGCGATTATATCTCATCATAAGTAAGGGGAATTTTTCAGCTCTCTCTGCATCTTCCAGGCATTGGTCCCAATATTTAAAAATTTCAGAATTTACATCATATAGGAGATGAGCAAAGTTTATATCGGCATAAAATTTACATTCTACAGATATAGGAAATACATAATTCTTTTCTACGCATATAATATCTCCTACCGTATATTCCACAACGTGACCTCTTAATCCCCCTGAAGCTGGGGATTTTTTAAAATCCATCCCAGTCCATTGTTTAAAGAAGTTTATAGCCTTCTGTTCTCCTTTTTTACCTTTTCTTCTTTGGTTAATCGCCATCGTTTTATATTTATACTTAATAGTACAAATTAGACAACACTGGATATACCACTGCTATTAACCATTTCGATTTTATTAACCACTCTTGAAGATATAAATTCCTTTCTATGTGTGATAAGGTGTATAGCTAAATTTTGAGATTTTTTGTAGAGTATATCTGAAACTATGGCAATATTAGATTCATCCAATGATTCAAATAATTCATCTAAACCCAATATATTAACTGGATTAACCTCATTATATACATCATTCACTGCAAATGCTAATGATACATCTACTAATTGTTGTTGGCCACCTGATAAATCATCATAACTAACTTGACCCCCTTCTTTATAAATGGATGCTCCAAATGATTTATTACCTGAATCTAGGTCTATTTCAAATTTAACCTGAAAACCCAAATGTCTGTCATAGTATCGTAGCATTTTATTTATATTAGTAATCATATTTTTAAATATATATGCCTTTAGACCCTTATTAGACAATGCATCAGATATTACCCATTCATGTACCTTTATTTTTTTATCAAGTTTTTTAACATCGGGTTCTAATTTTTTAAGTTTGTTTTTTATAACATCCCTTTCTTTATGTAATTTAGTGAAATCATAGCTAAACTCTCTTCCCTTTTCTAATTTTAACCTCTCTTTGGTGTTTGATAAATCTTCTTTTAAAGATTTAAGATAATCTTTAGAAGGTAGTTTATCTATATGCCTATTTACATTATCTAGTTTATTGGATAAATCTCTCTTCTCTTTCTTTAGTGATTCTAAATTATCTATACTAGATTGTAACTCTGATAGCCTTAACTCATCCCCATTTAACTTGGATTGTAAAGTTTCTATTTCTTTTTTATAATCTTTAATATTTTTTTGAGTTTCTTTCTTTTGTTTTTTGGCCTGCTCTTTATTTAATACAGAGCCACACTTATCACATTTCTTAACCTTATTTAAAGATTTGGCCTGCTCCTTTTTTAATTTAACCATTAATGATTCTATTTCAGATTTTTGGCCATCAATATGTAGGTCTAATTTAAAGTGTTCATTTTCTTCATCTTTAAGGCTATCAATTTTTTTAAAAAGTTCTATTAATTTATTTTCTACTTCTACTCTTTTAGCCTTAAATTCTTTCTTTTCTTTTATTTGATTTTTTACCTCTTTTATTTTTTCTTTCTTGGTTTTTATTTCTTCTCTTATAGATTTAAGGTTTTCCTGTTTCTCTATAGTAAAATTCTTTTGGAGTTCTCTTAGCTCCTCTTCCTTATTATTTAGTTCAGAAAGTTTATCCTCTAATTGATTCACTTCTACAGCCAATGAAGAGCTTTCAGAGTATAGTTTATCCAATTCATTTTTAGCATCTATTTTAGCCTGATTAATAAATCCAGTAGCAAATGCCTCATCAAATATCCTTTTTTGCTCATCACCTTTTTCAGATAATAACCTAGTAACCTTTTGACCAAATAAAATAGAGTTCTTAAATAATTTAAAACTCATACCCAGTAACTCTATTATTTTATCTTGTACATCTTTAACATTTCTTAACTTCTCTTGGTATTTTCCATCAATGTAAAGAAATAACTTAGAGGCTCCTTTTATATTCTCTATTTTTCCTTTATAATCTTTACACCTAATAACTATACACTCTTTTCCATTGGCCTGGAAAGTATTAGTTACCTTAGCTCCTTTATAACCCTTATCTCTTAGGTGCTCCCACATGGTAATGGATGAGCCTCCTTTTAAAGTTTTTCCAAATAAGCACCATGAAAAAGCTGATAACCAAGTAGTCTTTCCCGAACCATTTTTACCTGATATAATATTGATTCCCTTTTTATCTAATCGGTATTTAAAAGGTCCTTTGATTGAACCAAACCCGATAACTTCTATCTCTTTAAACTTTATCATAGTTTTAGATATTTTTTAAGTGTTTTTAATTTAGCCTTTGATTTTATATTTTTGGCTTTGAGGTATTCTTTTGCAAGAGTTTCCGGTTTTGAATTTGGTTTAAAATTAACCGATACCTCTTCTGTTTCCTCATACTCCTCTTCTTTCGATACCCTAATATAGAAATTGTAATCATCTTCGGGTTCTTCATCTTCTTCTATATATTTAAACATTGGGGCCTTAGCATCTATAAACTTATAAGTTAAATCATCATAAATTAACCAAAAACCCATTTTACACCCTTCATCTGAAGTCCTTTGGTTATGGGTAGCTCCCATATTTAACGTGTTCTTAAATATCTTTTGGGGTTTATGAATGTGACCCGATAAAACTAAATCATAACCTTTTAGATGTCTATATATTGTGGAGGGTAAATCTGATTCCAATTGTAGGCCAGAAGGTTCTTTAGCACCAGGTAAATGTGTATGTAATAGGAGAATCTTTCTTTCTGGCCTTCTTTTTAATTTCTTATTCATTGTCTTTATAGCCTCAATTAAATCTTTAGAGGAGGCATAATATGGTATACCAGCAACAATAGTTTCATTTTTAGCAAATAGGTGATACCCATTATCTAAGTTTACAAAATTATCAAAAGCTATGGACATGAAATCCATATAGGTGGGGCTTTTATTAGTTAAGGTATTTTTCTCTTGTTGGTCATGGTTTCCAGATATTGCATAAATCGGCCTTTTAAATTTCTTAAACCATTTGGCCATCTCATTAAGGACTCTGTTAGATAGGCCATAAGGATTATCAAACAAATCACCCCCAAATAGAACAGGACATTTATATTTTTCGGCCTTCTCGTATATCTTTTTAAGTATCTTCTCATTATCATAAAGCCTTGAGTGGTCTTTGGAATATTGTTTCCAATCTTCTATTTGTATATCTGAAAATGCTATAAATATTACTTTCTTTTTCATGGTAGACTACTTAAGTGATAAAAAAAGCCTCTTATTTAGAGGCCTTTTGAATTATTGATTTTAAATCAGGTCGTGAATAGTCCCGCCTCTTTATTGTTTTTTCAGTGGCAGTGTTAAATAGAATCCACTTACCCCCTTTCTCATAGTAGTCAGCAACTATACCTTTATTCTGCATATACCAATTAACCTGAGCCTTTGCTTGTTCTTCAGTATCACAAAATTTAGTCATATTAGACCTATGAACTTCTTTAAATAACTTATGGGTTATCTTCCCTAACCCTAACTCTAAGAAAGAACCTATAGTTACATAAAGAATATCTGTAAGAGCATCAGCCATCTCAACAAAATCGTTTTGTTCTATAGCCTCCTTTAATTCATCCAGTTCCTCCTGAATAAGTATTACTCTTAGTTTTAACCTTTCGGCTTTAGGAATTTCTGGTTTAGGTAATATTGAATTACCTGATACCTTATGAAACTCTGCTACCTTTTTTACTGGATTGAATTTTTTATATTTTTTACCCATATTAAAATGTATTTAAAAATGATTTACCCATTAATTTTTTCATCCCATACTTAGCACATAATTTTTTAAATTTCTTTATATCCTTTTCGGGGTTCTCTTCATTGTTTATCCACTTTATTTTCTTTTTTGGATTCCCTTTTATAAAAGTCTTATGGAAGTATCTTAAATCAATCAGTATACGATTAATCTCCATGACTTCTAGTAGCTTCTCCTTATTAATTTGATTGTGAGAATCACTTGATTTCAAGAATCCCGCTACACTCCCATATTTTGATAACAAATCTCTAGCCCTTTTATCACCTATACCTGGATACCCCGGTATGTTATCCGATTTATCACCTACTAATGAAAGATAATCCACCGTCTGTTTAGGAGTGTAACCAAATTGGGTTTCCATATTTTTATGGTCAAGAGTTAACTTCTTGGAGTCATTAAAAATATTAACTGCAGCAGTACCCTTCTTTTTAGAATAGGGTCTTACTAATTGGTTAAAATCCTTATCACCCGATACAATAGTTATCTCATCATACTTCTTAAGGTTTTTTCTAACCAAAGAATAAATTAAATCATCAGCTTCCATCGTAGCGTTAAGGGCTTGGGGTATTCCTAAAAACCTAACCATAGAGTATACTGTAGACTTTTGCTCCATAAAGCTTTCATAATCCACTAAACTCTTTTTATCCCTCTCTTTATAATTCGGGTGTATTTTTACTCTTTCCGAATCATGTTTACCATCCCAAACCATTATAGTTTTATCAGCATTAAGTTTTTTAATAGTAGAACTAACAATCGAAGGCAACCCATATAGTATAGAAACTGATTCACCTTTATATGAAAGCCTACTATATGCATGATATGAGGCCCAACATCTATTGTTAGAATCTATTAATAATAACCTACTCATCTTCCCCTCCTTTAAGTTTTACCGGATAAAGATTATTAGAAATTGAATTAATAACTTTTCTTGTTTTGGATATAGTATTTATACCAGAAGCTTTAATCATCCTCTTTCTAAAGTCTTTATCTTCCATCATTAGGTTAATAAATTGGTCCTCACCTTGAGCTATACTCTCTCCATCCAATTTATAATAAGAACCCTTCTTTTTAAGTTTTCCTTTTTCTACTAGGATATCAGCTAACCCATGATATCTTGAATAACCCACATACCCATACCTTTCATTTGTAAAGTATACTTGGGTTTTAATATTATCCCTAGGTGGGGCTACCTTATTTTTATCAATCTTCACATATATGTTTCTACCTATTCTGTGACCTTTAGTTTTATCCTCTTTAAACTCTCCTTTAACTAATCTACCTTTAATCATTGAAGAGCCTGATAAACCTACTCTTTGTGAAGCATAGAATTTAGTAGACTGACCCCCTGGTGTAGTAGTTGCTGCTTCAAACATTGAAGCCCCTACCTTATCTCTAACCTGGTTAATCATTATAACACATACCCCATATTTAGCATAAAGGTTATTTCTAATTCTATACATCTTATATATAGCCTTTGCTCTATTACCCATTTCAGCTTTAGAATCTGTTTGAGTAGCATCTATATTAGCAAGGCATTCAAGAGCAGCAATAGAATCACATACTAATAATATGGGTTCATTGTTAGTTAACTTAGCTCTGTGATAAATAATCATATCCCTTTGCCAATCGGAATAACCTTCTACATCATTTTCAGGATAAACTTCTACCATACTTGGGTCTACTCCATTAGCTTCAGCCCAATATTTAGTGAAAGCCCCTTCTGCATCATCCCAAAGAACTATACCCCCAAGCTTCTGTGTAGATTTAGCAAAATCTAAAGCTAGAATTGATTTCCCAGTAGACTCATAACCAAACAACTCAAGGATTTTTCCGTAAGGGATGCCACCCCCAAGTTGATTATTTAATGGTAAACAACTTGAGGGTAGCCATATAGTTTCCTCCTCTGATATAATGGTATCCGCTCTATAAGAGTTAGGGTATTTTTTCCTAATAGCTGAGTCAGAAAGTAATTTTATACCTTTTGAACTCATAAGTCAGATTTTTTCTTTTTCTTAGAAGATTTCTTTTTAGTAGAAGTTTTCTTACTAGACTTCTTCTTTTTCTTCTTCTTTAGTGATTCATCTTCATCATCTAACCCTAAGAATTTATTTATAAGCTCTTCGGTATCTTCATATGAAGGCATCTCTTTTCTGAGCATCTCTTCGGGGTCATAAATCTTCTTAATGTATTTTTTATCCAATTTAGTAGGTTTACAATCCATTGTAGAATATTCAGTATCAAATTGACCTGACCCCGTTCTACTAAATTTAATATCATAACCCGTTTTTGGGTTAGTGAAGTCCCCCTTCTCCTCATCTAAAAAGTAATCTACTAGGTCTTGGTATTGACCCGATGTAAGCATTGCTAACCTTTCCCCTATTTGATGGTCAACCTCTTTTCCTTTTATATCTTTATACTTTACAACTGGAATTACGTATTTAGATTTAGGTTTAAATGTAGCAGCTAACTCTTTATCGTCCTCATCTCCAGCATTTAATTTTTCAAAGGTTTCCATTATTGCACAAGGCTCTCCAAAAGTAGCAGGTGAAATAACCCCTTTAATATCATTACCTAAATAGAATTGGATTATTTCTAAACCAAACTCCTCATCTTCCGGCACTGGAAGAACTCTTAACCTCTGAGTCTCATCAGCTTTGAAGAATATAAATGCTCCACCTTCTGATTTCTCTTTAAGCTTTTTCTTTCTAGCTTTTAATTTTTTAATCTGTTCTTTAGTTGGCATAAAATTTGAAATTTAAATTGTTTATTTATTTTCTCTTCGTGTATTTGCAGATAAAGTTTGTAATAAATCTTTCCTTTCTTCAAAGGCCCTTACTGATACATCAACTATATCCTTTAACTCTTCAGCATTAGTTACATCATCTAAAGCCTTAAGGTATTTTTTATCATACCTTATTTTTATTTCAGCTTCTTTAACTGAAGGAGCCTTTTCTCTAAGATAAGCCATCCTTTTAGCATAAACCCTTTTAGATTCTTGGTGAAGTTCCTTTACTATAGTTTTAAGTTTTACACTTAACATACATAGAAAAGCATAACTTCTTGGATGGTTTCTAATCTCATTATCCCTATTAGAATCCGAAATCTTTAACTCATCATTAAGGTTAAATTCAAATACTTCCTTACCGTACTTGATTTTAACATCCATTATAGAGGATTTTGATGAGTATTTTGATAATTTTCCCATATCGGATAATAGTATTAAAGGTTATTAATGATATAATCCTTTCTTAACTGAAGGTCTACCATAGGAATCCTTAAAAATTTAGTACCATAGTCAGCAGCTAAACTTCTTTGGAAATTTCTAAAGCATAATTCAAAATAAGCATCTACTGCTTGTTGAAAATATACATTGGAAACTCTTGAACCGTTGTTTTCAATATTAGAAAACATTGAAGGTACATATATAACTGCATCCAAATCTTTAAACATCTCTGTAACCTTTACAAGAAAGTTATTACAATTCTCTTGGCTCTGATAAGTAGATGCTTGTAATATAAAGTATACCCAATTATCTAAAGGGCTTCTGTCAGTTACAAAATCATCGTTGTTTCTAATTAATTCAGCCCTTCTTCTACGTACTGTAGATTGGATATAGTAACCCAATTCGGGGTTAATATGAGATTGTTGTATAACATTTGCATGGCCTTTACCCCCTTCAAATCCAAAATTTTCTTTTAAAAACTTTCTATCCTCATCAGTTTTCAATCCACCTGATGAACCTGGTATAAATGTTAAATCTTTCTCCTCTGCTAACCAAGTAGCAAGTGTAGTCTTTCCTGAGCCTGAACTCCCTGTAAATGCAATTTTCATTTTTCTATTGTTTAAAGTTTAACTAATCCATTTTTGGTAATCTTCTTCCTTATTGTAGTCCTTTAATTCTCCCCAATTTAATCCTATCTCCGCTGATACTTTCATTCTTACTTTTTTCATTTGAAATCCAAAGTATTTTTGGGTTTGTGGATTCTCACATATTGCCTTTAATTGGGGAACTACAGTATGTATATATTTAGGTTGTATGTAAAAACCTAGTGAATCATGTACTGTGTATAATTGGTTTCTAAATTCAGCATAATCACTCATTATAATTTCATTCTTTATAACCTGCTCCCTTATAACTACAGATGAGAATTGGGTCATATCAGATGAAGCCCCCTGAATAGGAGCATTAATACAATCCCTTATAGCCTTATTCTGTACTCCTATTTGAGAATCCCATATACCTGGAAGCCTTCTCTTTCTTCCAAATATATTTTTAACGTATCCATGTTTCTTTAAAAACCTTTCTTGTTTCTTAAACCATCTCTTAACACCTGGGTATAAGTTCAACCATTCCTCTCTAAATTGTCTAGCCTCTTCTTCCGTTACCGGGTCCCCAGGTAATGATAGTGATTCAGCAAGCATTTTAGGTGTCTGTCCATAGATAATACCAAAATTAATAACCTTAGCCCTTTTCTTTTGTTTGGTCCAAAATAAATTGTCAGGATGGTTTTCATCTTTTAGTACAACCTTCTTTATATGGTCATAATCTTCTATACAATCATTAGCTTTACAAGCAGTAGCAACGTGAATATTATAGCCTTTATCAAATAATTCAATCATGGTTTTATCATTTGATATTTCAGCCACTACCCTTAATTCTGCCTGTCCATAGTCGACTTCTAAAATAAGGTGGTCTTTAGGTGGAATAAACATCCTTTTGATTATATTAGAAGTTGTACCTCTTGGAATGTTTTGTAAATTTGGATTCTTTGATGATAGCCTTCCTGTTACCGTTCCATGTATAAGGTAGTCAGTATTTAGTCTACCTTTATGGTTTATCCTTTTCATTGGCCCTTTTATATAGGTAGAATAAATCTTATTTAAACCCCTAAGCTTTAAAAGGTTAGATATAAAACCCGACTTATCTTTAAGTTCAAGTTCTAATAATACATCTTCATCAGTTGAAGGGTTTTCAGTAGGTTGTTTCTTTTTATCTAAAGTATATTTTACTATACCAAATTTAAAACCTGCTTTAGATGTAAATAATAACTCTCGTAGTTGAGGAGTAGAATTAAAGTTAACTCTATCTTCAATTTTCTCTTTATTGGTCACTAGCTCTCCTGCTAGGTATCTACTAACCTTCTCCTCCCT